GGCCTAGTAATGCGACTACTCTAGGAATGGACCAGAGCAATCCCACCGTCGAACGGTCGTGTAACTTAAAACGTATCTTCCAGAGATGGAGAGCGGATTAACTCCGAACTCCGGATACTCAGAACCATGTTCTAAAATGAACAATGATTTCTTAAGTATTCCCCATGAAGTTTTTTCATTGGGTCTCCGAAAGAAACGAAAATAAGGAACACGAAACCGTACCTCACTACCTCCACGTTTAACTTTGATGTTAGGTAAAACCTGATCAAAGTCAGCGTGGATTCCTGAATCACTTGGAAGTGACGAAGGAACGTACAGCTTATACCGCTGCGGGATCAAATCGAGAAGCCAATCATAAATTGGCTTTAAGAAAGGATCTAAACCGTAAGGAAGCGTACTTATACGTCTGATGTTATTCAGACATGAGTAAGCATCAAATACAGTCCGTAGCGGCGTACGAAGGTAGATAGGAGAGACGTCGGAACCCCGGAAGAAGTGTTTACCACATGACTCCCGGAACGGCCCCTCAAAGAAAGATTTTTTCTTGTTGACTGTAAAGCCAACAGAGGAAAAAGTCTCCTCTAAGAGGTCCCTAGTTTCTGAACTAATGATGATATCATCACCATAGACAGAAACAGTCCTATCCAAAGGCTGAACAAGATCCACAATAGCTGCGGATAAACCCCAAAAGAGCAGGGTCTCAAGTTCAAACGTGTAGCCATTACCCATAGACGAGAATTTCTCGTTTTGGTACCACTTTCCGTCCAGCTGAAAGCATGGCGATCTCATATTAAAAAGATGAGAAAACCAATCAGCTGGAAGGAGTTGACAGACTAACTCGAGCGATATAGAATCACTCGCGCTAGATAAGTCAACAGTGGCAAGAGTGGAACCCTCGATCGACGCAAGTCGAGCGAGGTTCTGGTTCCTCTCTTGGGCATCAGATCTAAGAAGACCTGTACAACGACTCAACCGGGACCGAATCATCGCACCAACCCCTTTCTGGAAAAACATATTCCAGTCAGGTTCGATGGCAATAACGCGGTCGGTTTTTGCCGACTTCGGAACGGTGATCATACGACTACCAGGTACATAGGTTACTGTAACTGGTATATCGGGCCAAAATTTATCTAAGGCTTCGATATAAGGTCGCATGAGCGGTGATGCTGTATTTCCTTGATTTTCAAGTTTATAATAAGCATCGCCTTTGGTGCGAGGTAGAGATACCGTAGCACCAGGTCCCCAGTTGGCCAGTTGAATACACTCGTCTAGGTCAAAAGAACCCAGAACCTTACTTATTTTACGCGCAGCAGTAAATAATACGCTGTGCGGCGTGAGACGAGAATTAACGTCACCACGCAAGTGAGGGAGGGAACGATTGACCCAGTACATCGTGTATTCACAGTCTAGAGCCTTTTCAATTGCAACGGAAGAACGATCTATCCCTAAGTCGAACGAATCAAACTTAGAAAAGATCTCCGCTGCTAGGTAGTCCCGGCGAAAATCTTCTGCATTCTGGTAATCCATTGGATCCACAGAAGCAGAAATGATGTCGCCAAAGCTGCCATTTGAAAGGCTCTCCCTCAACTTTTGGTAAAGGGGTGACTGGTGGAGCGTAAAAAAACGCTCCATCAAGGCCGGTGTATGACTCGGTTGGAGATGCACAGAGTGCGATTCCATTCTCTTCTTTCTCATTGGCTAAAACCTCGTAAGAGAAAAATGCCAGTGCGGTAAGCAACAGGCAAAACTTCAAGAAACTATTCATAGGGACAGTAATAACCGCCCAAATGAAGAGTATAAGGAAAATAGATGTTAACATCTAATTCAACTACGTCTAATAGACGTTGTTGAGACCTTCGATTAAATCGACAACTAAAGAGTTGGCGACCAAGCCTTCAGTGAAGGCGCGTAGGTCTTTCCGTTCTTGGAGTGAAGATTTTTCCGCTAAAATGAACTCAATGTTCACACGATTAGTGTGAGAAACTGAGTCCACGCCATCCGCATCAGTAACAAGTACTGGTACGGCCAACGTTAGTTGGGCGCGGAAAACTTTTGAGCCATTTCCGGGCTGAGGACGGCGAAGACTAAGCTGCAGAGGGTAAAACCCCTGGGCTTGATCATTGCTTTTCTCGTAAAACCATGCAGCGTCGCCATCGATTTTTGATGGGACAAAGTCATGGTTGACCGGGGTTGTGGCAGCATCTGCCAGAGTAATGGTTGTAATTGCACCCATTGTGTGCTCCTATTTATTAAGGAAGTTAAAAGACCTGGCGTAGTAATGCTAAAGCATTCCAAACGCGGAGGCCACGAATTGGATCCTTAGATAATCTAAGAGATCCGATTGCCGGAAAGTCAGACAGTACCGAACGATTCATATAGAAATGTCGGTACTCGTTAAATTCCGGAGAGCCAAGGTACGACTTCGACGATAAGTATCGGCTTAGGCTGTCATAGACAACCGGACCGCAACTGAGTCTCTGCAATAACTCGGCAGTCACCGTCTCTGAACCAGCTCGGAAAGTAAAACCCGAGGTGGCATCGAGCAGATTAAGGTACTTCCCAACAGGGACGAACCAATCAGCTACGAAGGAGAACGGTAACAGCTCCCAAGCCAAATCAAGAGGATTAGTTAATCCTAATGAAGCGGCAAGACCTAGATCAGGGTGTGTTAAATGAGCATCGATACGAACTTTCGACTTATAGAAGAAAGCTTGTTCTTTGTAACACTTAACATAATAATCGGCACCAGGTACAACTTGGTAACGATCATTAACAAGAACCTTTTCTGGGTCAATATGATCGGAATATTTGCCAATGACAGACACGGTATAGCGATTCGGGTCAAACCCGTCACGCTCGTTGAGAATCTCAACGGTTCCGTGGACGTCAGAAAGTAAAGGTTTCCAACCATATTGGAGTTCCAGCCATAAGCTCGCTGCATCTTTCGTTGTATGCTTAAAACCTTTTTTGGCATCAGCCTTAAGAGATTTTAAAGCGCCATGAACATTACCCCGTTTAACTTGACGCACTGCGTCACGTATACGAGATATATTCTTGGCAACCATAGAAGCAGCCTGCCGTCTTTCACCAAAAGCTTGCGCGTAATTAACGCGTTGCGCTTTTAAGTGAGAGAGAGCTTTATTCCTAGCGCCGTCTAAGACGTAGCTAGGACAGACTGGTCGCTGAGGAGCAGGCATAAAGCCGCCGACAAAGTTACCCCATCGGGTCCATCTGCGATAGTAGGGATTTCTCTCTACAACGCAGTGGAAGGACGGGATTTCAAAGCCATATGGATTACCATCGGCAACCTCACGTTCATAAGAAGTAGGGGGAATAAAATCCCCTTCCGGCTTAGGACGAGACACACCAACCTTCAGGTTAATCTTATTCCTGAAGGCTCTTGATGTGACATTGGTTGTCGTACTACCATTAAGTTCGGTAGACACGGTCTGTGTTTTGTAAAATACAGCCATGGTAATCTCCTCTGAGTAAGTAAAATCACTCACTCAAGACAACGCTCGAAAGAGTGCCTGGTAGAAAAAATCCTACCAGACAACATCCCTCG